GGAAAACGAGGCAAGCAAGCGTACCTCTGACAAGGGCTATTATCTTCTTGGTGTTGACGTTGGTCGTGTCGGTTGTACGACAGAGGTTGTTGTTATGAAAGTCACTCCTGCGCCAACTGGTGTGCCGCAAAAGCAAGTTGTTAATATCTTTAGCTATGATGCTGAGCACTTCGGCTCCCAGTCAATCCATATCAAGCGGCTGTTTCATAAGTACAAGTGTAAGATAGCGGTGGTAGACGGCAATGGACTTGGAGCTGGTCTCGTTGACTTTTTGGTTATTGACCAAGATGACCCTGATACTGGTGAGCCTCTTGGAGCACTTGGCGTTTATAATGACGATGATGGACTTTACAAGAAGTTCTTGAACAATGCGGCTTACCCAATGCCGAATTCGTTGTACATTATGAAGGCTAATGCCAAGATAAACAGCGAGCTGTATGCCTACTGTCAGTCACAGATGGGCAGTGGCAAGATTCACTTCCTGATTGATGAGAATACCGCCAAGAACAAGCTTCTTAGTCAGTCTCAAAGCAAGAGAATGACAAAGGCCAAGAGAGCCGATTATTTGCGGCCATATGTCCTTACATCCATTCTTGAAGACCAGATGATGAATCTGGTTGAGGAGAATGAGGGTATGAACATCGTCTTGAAGCAGAACAACCGCACAATCAAAAAGGATAAGTTCTCGGCTTTGATTTATGCGCTGTCATATCCAAGGATGATTGAGGAGAAGGGCGGTCGCAAACATAGAGACGATTTGTCCAAGTTGATGCTTTTCACAAGTGCGAAAAGATAATTTTTTTGGGCAAAAGATGTTTATTCGCGTCATTGTTTTTTGATAATAAGTGATATATGTTTGGATAGAGGGGGTTTTCGTGCTTAGCTCAAAAGGCGAAAAGAGGATACATGCCGTATTGGCTGAGTACGGGGTTCCTTTTTCTGAGGAATATGAGTTCGCAGATTTGATTTCTACCAGTGGAAGACATTTGCGATTTGACTTTGCGGTGTTTGACGATGATGGTTCGCTTGACTTCTTGATTGAGTATCAAGGTAGGCAGCATTACGAGTCTGTGAAGCATTTTGGCGGGGACAAGGCAATTCAACGCCAAAAATATAATGACTCTGTCAAGCGTGCTTACTGTGTCAAGAAGCATATTAATCTTGTTACTATCCCATATTGGGATGAAGACAAGATTACCTACGAATATATTATGAAAGCTGCGGGGTATTAGAAGGAGGTGCTATGGCAAAGCTTACAGACACCCATAAGAAGAAGATTGATTTTTCTGATTGGTATAAAGGCGATAGTGCCTACTATAACAAGATTAAAGTCGGAGGTAAGACGCTTCGAGACGATGCCTTCCTAAATGTTGATGCTATTGCGGCGATAAAGTCCAATAGAAAGATTACGAAGGATATGGTTGTTCGGGCGATTAATACCCGCGACTATAGACAGATTCGTGCAATCTCTGATTACTTTTTCAGTAAGAGCGGCATTTACGAGCGCTTGATAAAGTATATGGCTCACTTCTTCCGCTATGATTTCTTTGTAACTCCCGTACAATATGATAAGACTGTGCCGCAAACAAAGATTGTTGAGGGGTGGTTCAGGGCTTGTCTATTCTTAGAGAACTCCAAGCCCAAGAAGCATCTTTCTGAGATTGCGGTGAAGGTAATCAAGAACGGTTGCTTCTATGGTTATCGTCTTGCGCAAAAGGATAGGGAATTTCTACAAGAGCTTCCAGTTGATTATTGCCGCAGCCGTTATAATTATAACGGCAAGCCCGCAGTTGAGTTTAACTTGAAGTATTTTGATGACTCTTTCGCGGACAATGATTATCGCTTGCGTGTCGTTAAGATGTTTCCAAAAGAGATTCAACAGGCATATGTTGCTTACAAGAAGGGGACTTTGCCGCAAGACTTCAATGGTGATGCTAAGGGATGGGTACTTCTAGACCCGACAAAGACTGTCAAGTTCAATGTTGACGGTTCGGACATGCCGATGTTTATTAATGTCATCCCGCATCTATTGGATTTGGAAAAGGCACAAGACATTGACCTTCAGAAGATGCTACAGCAGATTTTGAAGATTATTATCCAGAAGTTCCCTCTTGATAAGAACAATGACCTTGTGTTTGACATTGACGAGATGCGGCAGTTCCACAGCATGGCTGTTGACATGTTGGGAGATAGCGTTGGCGTCGATGTTCTCTCGACTCTTGCTGATGTTACCGTGGCGGATATGTCTGATAAAGGCAATGTCTCTGCCGTTGACCAGCTTGAAAAGGTAGAGCGCACGGTGTATAACGAAGCTGGCGTTTCTCAGATGCAATTCAATAGCGAAGGTTCTGTTGCTCTTGAGAAGTCCATTAGCAATGACGAAGGTAGTCTTGCGGACTTGATTGCTCAGTTTGAGGAATACCTTGAGGATATGATTATGCCGCTTAACAAGCAAATTAAGAAGAAGCTTGTTTATCGTGTTAACATTCTTCCAACTACTGTTTACAATTATAAGGATATGGCTTCTACATATCGTGAGCAGACGATGCTCGGTTATTCAAAGCTCCTTACTCAGGTGGCTCTTGGAATGTCTCAGACGGTTGTCATGTCTGCGGCAATGTTCGAGAATCAGATGCTTAAGCTTGATGAGGTATTTACTCCGCCGCAAATGTCTTCAACAATGAGCGGAAGTGAGTCTGCGGCAAAGCAGGAAGAGTCTGATGGTTCCACTAGTGTTCAGCAATTGCCGCAAGAAGACAAAGGCGGTAGGCCTGAGCTAGATGATGGAGACAAGACAGATAAAACCGTTGACAATATAGAGTCAGAACAGTAGATGAAAGAAAATGAGTAGAGTTGATTTAACAGGGCAGACTTTTAATAGATTGACTGTACTAAGGCTTTCTGATAAAAAACGCGGAACTGCTTATTTATGGGAATGTCGCTGTTCTTGTGGAAATAAAGAGCCTGTTTACGCTACGACGTATCAATTGACTCATAATAAGAAAAAGTCTTGCAGGTGTGCCCATACCGAACAACGTCGTGCTTTAGGCCGTTCTAAGAGAAAAGCATTATGTTGGTGAAATTTTAGGACATTATATTTTGTTACAAGATACGGGTAAACGTATTGATAATAAAGTGGTATGGCTATGTGAGTGTTTGCTCTGCGGACGGAGAAAAGAAATAGTTTCTTATAATATGCGTCATAACGGACAAGATATGCCATTATGTGATTGTGAAGAGACTCACTCACGTGGAGAAGATAAAATCATTCGGCTATTTAATGATAATAATATTTATTATCAACGAGAATATAGTTTTGATGATTTAAGGTCAAATGGCAAAAAGCTTAGATTTGATTTTAGATTAAAAGATGGAACTCTAATCGAATATGATGGGATTCAACATTATCAAGTTAAAAATACTGGATTTGGTGAAGATACTAATGAGATTGTAAAACGTGATATGTTAAAAAATGAATACTGTCATAAAAAAGGTATTATCTTGATTAGGATTCCATACACTCATTACGAAGATTTATGTCTTCAAGATTTACTACCTGATACATCTACTTTTATAGTAAAGGAGGTTTAGCGTGTTAAAGAATCAATCAACTCCGGTTAATACGATTGACAGTGTTGAGTTTATTGATTTGACCCCTTCAGATATAAGTCCATTGGTATCTCAATGTACTATTAAAGTGATGTATCTTGGGGGAAATCGTAACGGCTCTTATATTGATAAGCCAACTGCCATTGAAATGGCAAAAACTTTACGCTCATGTCCAATCGTTGGAGCGTGGCGTAAAGACGTTGAGGATTTTGGAGACCACGGTCATGTGATTACCATTGAGGATGGTGAAATCAAATTCGCTTGCAAGACTGTTCCTTACGGTTTTGTCGCTCCCGATGCGCGTGTGTGGTTCCAAAAGTTTACCGATACAGACGAGTTTGGCAATGAGACTGAACATGAATATATGATGACTACTGGCTATCTTTGGACTGGACAGTTTGAAGAAGCTAAAAAGGTTATTGAAGAGGGCCAGAGCCAGAGCATGGAAATCGACGAAGACACTTTGGACGGTCATTGGGCAAATGACGCTAAAAGTGGAATGGACTTTTTCATTATCAATGATGCGATATTCAGCAAGCTTTGTATATTAGGTGATGACGTAGAGCCTTGTTTTGAGGGGGCTTCAATCACAGGAGGAGTTGACAGCAACTATACAGAGTCTACTGAGTTCGCGCATACTCTTTATACCATGATTAAACAACTTCAGGAAACCATCGGCACCAAAGAAGGAGGGAAGAATATGCCAGAAAAGCCAGAAGAGTTAGAGGAAACTGAGGTGACTACTGATTTCGTCGCCACTAGTGGCAAGACGGAAGAGGAAGAATCTCAGGACGAAACCAAAGATTCCGAAGCTAAGAAGGAAGAAGAAACTCCTTCTGAAGAGGCTAAGCCTGCTACTGAGAACGCTGTAAAAGATGACAAGGAGCAGGAAGAGCAGCAGGTAGCCGAGGAAAAAAAGGAAGAAGAGCAGACCGAAGCTAAGAAGCGCGAGTGCTCTCTTGATGAGTCTGATTCTGATGCAGCCACTTCTGCTACTTTTGCTCTAGAGCAGGAGAATGCCGCTCTCAAGGCTGAGCTTGAGTCTCTTCGTGAGTTTAAACTACAGATTGAGAATGAGAAGAAGGATGCTCTAATCGCCAAGTATCACATGCTCAGCGATGAAGACAAGGCTGATATCATTGCTCACAAGGAAGAGTATACTCTAGAGCAGATTGACGAAAAGCTTGCTCTCATCTATGTCCGCAAAAATGTGGACTTCTCTACTGTTGATGGTCACCAAGAGGAAGAGGCAGATATGGATTCTATCCTATCTTTCTCTCTTGATGATAGCAAGGATGCGGAAGTTGTCAGCGACATTCAAGCTGCATTCCGTTCATTGGAAAATTAA